GTCAACACGTGCGCAATTGCTGAAGCCAGGGCTGGGTCGATCGAGGTGCTCGATGGTGAAGCGACCGTTCTGGACAGCGCGGAGCAACGTGGCCCTGATGGAGGCCACGTCAAACGCCTTATCCATCAGAAGGTGCCCTCAAGCACGCCACGACCACCGGTGACGGAGGGGATGGCCCATTCGTCTTTGGCGTAGTGCTCAGCAGCGGTAAAGACCTGATGCGCTGGGTGCTTGGGCTCAGGCTCTTGGCTCTTGGTGGGAGCGCCGAACTTTTCGTAGTTGGTGAGCTTGATTCCTTGCCAGCGCTCAGCCTCTGCCAGCTCAAGTTGAGTGGTGAGAACGTCGTGACCGTGAGCGGCCAGGATTTTCTTGCACTCGGTCATGAGCAGCTTCCAAGCGGGAGCTGTCTTGTTCTTGGGCTTGGCCTTCCAGTAGGCGCGGATGAGGGGCTCGAACTCAGTGAGCTCAGGGTCAACGTCGTGATTGACCTTTCGCTTTGGAGCCGACTCCAGAGGAAGGTGAGCTTCTTCTGCTCTGAGGGCCTCAACAGGTAACGCGCCCGCGCGTTCCTCTTCTTCTCTATTAACAGCCTTTAGAGGGGTCGCGCGACTGCGCTCCCCCAGCGTATCGATTGGATTTTGGCCGGAAAGGCATTGATCCAAGAGAAGGTTCAAGAACGCAGTGAGGGGCAGGTAACTCGGCTTTGCAAGCTGTGCCTTCTGGATTACGTGAGGGTCCAATCTGTAGTTGGCGTGCTTGCTTGGTGCGTTCATGTTGAGGGCGTGCTGCATGCAGACAGAATGCTGATTGCGTTTTGTTCTGCATGCGCATCGCCAGAGCATCTTCACATTCTGTGATCAGAACGGGAACCACTCGATCTTGTGCTGCATCCCGTTCCGGAAGCAGTCCTCCAGGGCCTCATGCAGGTCCTCTGGCGTCTCACACTTGGCCGTCCACTCTTCTTTGCCGTCCTGGTCAAGCGCGGTGACCCAGAAACGCCCAGTGGTCGTTGTGTATTGAGGAGCTGGCTGCTCCTGTGCCTCGTAAGCGCCGAGGGCGATGTGGTGAAAGTCGCTCATTTGTTGGTTCGGTTGTGGGCGGCCTCCCGCCCGATGAATCAACAATACTGCATGCAGAACGCTCACAGGATGCTGGCGACCAGTTGGCTAACTGGATACAGAACGCATGCAGAATGCACGCATGCTGCATGCAGTGTGCTATAATGAAGGCAGCAGGGGGGAGGCCCTCTGCTCAACTCCGAACCTCGAAATCATGGAAACCCTTTCTCAACGCTTCAGTGACCTTCTGGAGCGCATGCAGGAGACCGACGATCGAATGCAGGCGCTAATCGAGAAACACCTCGACTCCACCCGAGCCCACCTCGCTGATCTCAAGCGGATCACCGACGAAGCTCCCAACGACTGAACCAACCAGCCCCCTTCGGGGGGCTTTTCATATGAACCTCAACACCATCACCAAGCTCTCGGTCATCGCTGCAAGCGCCGTCATCGTCGGAACCCCGGCCTTCAGCTACTTGAACGAAGTCCCGGCCACCAGTCCAGGTCGCTGGGCTGGAACTCGCTTGACCTGCGCCCTTGGCCAGGCGGTCATCTACAGCCAAAGCATGAGCTACTGGGAAAACCTCCGATACATGTGCTTCAAATGAACCCTCTTCCTTTTCCTTCTGACCAGCAAAATTGACCGCCTTGGTTTAACCTTTAAGCAGAGATCTATCGTGCAACGTGGCCCTAGTGGGTGGTGGCATTAGAGGGAAGAAGCCCACCGTTGCTGAAAGAACCCGTCGTGTGAACGAGGTCTATGGCCTGCTCGCAAGCGGCGCTTCACGCACTCAGATCCTGCAGCACTGTGCAGAAAAATTCGACGTTGAAACCCGTTGCACTGACAATTACATTGCCGAAGCGCGTGAACTAATCGAGCGCGACTGCGACATGTCGCGTCCTGCCTTCCTAGCCGAAGCCCTCGCCGGTCTCCGCAAGGTCCGTCAGCTCGCTGAGTCAAAAGGCAACCATCAGGTTGTTGTCAACGCAATACGCCTACAAGCTGAGTTGGTTGGGCTCACTGGCAAGGCTTCATGACAACTGAACTGGAAACACTCCCCTCTGGTGATGTTCAGATCCGTGTCTGTGAAGACAACATCTGCGCCATCGGTTGGGTGTCATCCATGCACCTTGTCGAGCCCAAAGAGAATCAACTAAAGGCGGCAATTCACCGCCGTGCTGCTGAAGCCTTTGCTGCATGAGCCTGCTCGACCGCTGCGCCGGTGGCCTCATCCTTGAGCCGCCTGTTGCTGAGCTGCAGGACACCAACCTTGTGCCCTTTGCTGATGGCCTGGTCTCTGGCCTCTCCGGCCCGCAGTCTGAGGTCTATGGCAGCCCAGCCCGTTTCAAGATGCTCTGCTCAGGCAGGCGCTTTGGGAAGACCCACCTCTGCCTTGTTCAGCTGATTGTCTGGGCAGCAATGAAGGCCGGCAGCCTCAACTGGTATATCGCGCCCACGTATAAGTCAGCCAAACAGATTGCATGGCGTCAGCTGAAGGCAATGGTGCCGCCTGAGCTATTCGCTGCGAAGAACGAAGTTGATCTATCCATTGAGCTGGTCAATGGCAGCAGGATCGAGCTGAAGGGCGGCGAATCAGCCGACAATCTCAGGGGCGCTAGCCTCAGCAACGTGGTGCTTGATGAGGCCGCTTACATCCCACCAGATGCGTGGGAGATGGTGATCAGGCCTGCTCTTGCTGATCAACGTGGCTCGGCATTTTTTATATCGACCCCTGCGGGTTACAACCATTTCCATGAGATGTGGGAGCAGGCTGCTGAACTCGACGACTGGCAAACCTTCAGCTACAGCACGATTGAGGGCGGCAACGTGCCCCCAGAGGAGGTTGAGCTCGCTCGCCGCACGTTGGATGAGCGATCCTTCAGACAGGAGTTCCTGGCCAGTTTCGAGACGTTCTCTGGCCGGGTGTTCCCCGAGTTCGATGACGACAACGTGGCCCAGGACGTGGCTGATACCGGTGGCCCGATCCTTGTGGGCCTGGATTTCAACGTCGGCATCATGGCCGGTGTGATCTGCTCGAAGGTGCAGGATCAGCTCCACATCTGGGATGAGATCGCGGTCAAGAACAGCAACACCGATGAGGTGGCGCAGATGCTGCGTGAGCGCTTCGGGAACCGTGAAATCATCTGCTACCCAGACCCCACAGGCAAGGCCCGCAAGACCGCTGCTGCGGGTGTGACTGACCACGGCATCCTGCGGAAGTACGGCATCAAGGTCGTTGCCCCCAACTCCCCTTGGGCAGTGAAGGACCGGCTGAATGCGACCAACTGGTTGATCAAGAACGCAGAGGGCGAACGCCGGATGTTTGTGCATCCCAAGTGCAAGAACACCATCAAGGGCCTTCGGTCGGTCACCTTCAAAGAAGGCAGTTCTGATTTCCTTGTTGATAAAGACCCAGGCCTTGAGCACTGGTGTGACGGCCTGGGCTATCTGATCCTGAGCGCGATGAATCAGGTGCAGCCTTGGAAGGTTGGTGGTGCCAAGTCCAAGGCCGGCCAGGTCTGGTGATCAGAGGAACGGTCGGATGAGGTCCATCTTCTGATCGTCGAAGCCATAGGTCCGCTGGATCGAAGCGGCTAACAGCTCAGCCTTGGTGCTTGCTGCGTGGGGGTGTGCTTCTAGCCATTCTTCGATGATGGTGGAGCCCATGTTGGAGGTGGAACGCTTCTGGTTCTTGGCGTGAAGCTGTAAAGCCTCAGCCTGTTCTGGAGTGAGGATGACTTGGATTCGGGTGCCTACGGCCATTGAACTGAGTCAGTCTGAGTCAGATCCTACCAGCTTTGTCCATGAAAACGATCATCAGTAACATCGTCAGACAAAGTCCCGACCAAGGATCTGGTGCCTGTAAACCGCGAAGAAAACGGGATCCTGCAGGTGATCCTGAGCAAAGAAGAAATGGCCTTGTTCAAGGCCTACTCCGAGGCAACAGAGGTGTGCGGGCCACGGAAGCGATCGATGAGCCAGATCGCTAAAGACTTCATTGCACTGCAGCTCTGGCGTCAGACGGAATGCTGCTTAGTGGCCGATGAGCACGTCAAAGACGCAATGCCGCCGGATCCCAGACAGGGCAAAGACTGCTGGGGCTTTAAGTGCAACTACTGCACCATTCAGCTTGGCTGCATGCGAGGGGAGGATCCCAGGACCTACCTGCCAACACGGGAGGCCATTGAGCTGATGAAACCAGCGGCCAAGGCTGAAGCGCTGACGCTCAAAGGGGATGAGTTTCTACGGGAAGTGCAGGGCTGATCCCATTTGTGCTCAATTTGCATAATCCGCCTTAAGTCCCCTTATGGGGGCATGAGTTTTGGGTATGTGGCCCTTAACCTGCCCGGGTACATACCCAACCAAGGGCGTTCATTTTGGACCTTGGCAGGCTGCGGGCAATTGTTGACCAGCTCATCGAAGAGCTAGGTGAAGATGCCCCTGTCGCAGTGTTTCTGTTCACTGCAGCTTGTCTCGATGACGACATCACTCCCGCTACTGTCTCGCGGATATTGAGTCACTTCCAGCATTTTCACGGTGATCCGCCTTTAGAGGATTACCTGCGGGATGAGCTGGACCAACTAGCAGCGGAGATGGCGACCGATGCCGATGATGCGACTTGATTTTGAGAACTGCGGCCGGGCCAATGAGGGCTTCGGCAAGCTCAAGATCAATGTTCAGGGGACGCAGCTAGAGGTCGGGAAACTACGGGGCAGCATTGAGGCCACCTTCCTTGATGAGGTGATCTTCATGAGCAGCTTTGTGGACAGGCGCACCCTGTTCACCGGAGGGCGAATGCCAGGCATGACACCGCTGTGTTTCATGGCTCGGGACAGTGAGAGCTATTACCACGGGGACATCAGCCAAGGCGGTGAGCTTTGCGGTTTTATCAATCGCCACACCGACACCCATGTGCATTGGATCGGTGAGCTGTGCGCTACTTATGTTCCGACCAAACGGCTGCACGCCTATCTGCACCACGTCGGGGCGTATACGGCCTTGGACCGGATGGACAACATCAATGGCCTGAGGTTGTCACCGACCAATAGCAGGGCATTGGAGAGGATGTTCAGGCGTGGCCTAGCCGGTGACCTCACGGTTACTGAGCAGGTGTATGGCCGCGTGGCAATGCTGCTTGAGGAGCCGGTGGAAGAAGAGCCAGAACCATGGGATCCAAAGCAGGACATGATGCTGAGAACGTTGGTGCAGCTTGCCCATGAAAATGCAAGGCAGAAGCCGCTATCAGTGCCTGAAGTCCTTATTGCGTTGGGGCTAGATCAGCGCCAAGAGAAGACTTTGAGGCGCAGGTGCAAGGAAGCCTATGGAATGGGAATTGGCCAACTGATGAAACGTGTTCGGCTAGAGCAGGCCCGGTTGAGCATCACGAAAGACGGGCTCAACGCCACTGGTGCAGCGCGAAGACACTTCTTCTCCCCGAGCAAGTTCCCCGGTGATTACAAGAAAGTGTATGGG